ACGCAGGATTTCAAGTGAGGGAAAATATCGTAAAGGAATTGGATTTATTCCAAGTTCAAATAAAGGAATGAGCGACATCGAGGGAATTATAAACGGAAAGTTTTTATCTTTGGAAGTAAAAATAGGAAAAGATACAATTCGAGATTCACAATTGAAACGAAAAGCTGAAATAGAAAACGATGGAGGTATTTATTACCTTTGTAAGTGGACGGACTTCGAAACGTTCCAGACTGAAATACAAAATTTAATACCGATTGAATGAAAGCAAATAAAGTAGCAATTATTGATATTTACGAAAATGGTATTTTTGTGCGTAAATTAGAATCTGTTTGGGCAAATTTGCCAAATTTAGAATTAAAATGTAGCTTTGAAATAACTACTCAGAAATTAGAATGCAAAATACAAATTGATAATCAACTTTTTGATTTTATAGAAAATGAAGTTATAAAATTTTTAACGATATGAATGCAATAAAAACAAAACTAAGCGAGGTTAAATTAAACCCAAACAACCCGCGACTAATTAAAGATGACAACTTCAAAAAGTTAGTTCAATCGATTAAAGACTTTCCCGAAATGTTAGATATTCGACCTATTGTAGTTAACGCAGATATGGTTATTTTGGGCGGAAATATGCGATTTAAAGCGTGCAAAGAAGCAGGGTTAAAAGAGGTTCCAATTATAGTTGCAGACAACCTTACGGAAGAACAACAACGAGAATTTTTGATTAAAGATAACGTTTCAGGTGGCGAATGGGATTGGAGTTTGTTAAATGATTGGGATAGCGAACAATTGGAGGAGTGGGGGTTAATTGTTTCTAATTTTAATTCAGACAATATTGACTTAAATAGTTTTTTTGAGGAAAACAACGAACAAAAAGAACAAAAAAACAAAATTACACTTGAATATACACAGGAAGAATTTGAACTCGTTACAGAAGCGTTTACAAAACATACAGGAAGTAAAGAGCAAATCGTTTTTAAATTATTAGGATTATGAAAAATACAGTAATAGTACAATTTGAAGCAGAGGGTTTTCATAATTACCCAAATGCTCCTAAAGAAGTTGAGTTTTTATCATTTAATCATAGGCACACTTTTAAAATAAAAGCAGGTTATTTGGTTAATGATTTAAACAGAGAGCGTGAAATATTTATTTGCCGTGATGAAATAAAAAACTATTTGAACGAAAGTTACGGAGTTCCTTGCCAGTTCGAAAATATGAGTTGTGAAATGATTGCAAATGAAATATTAGAATTCGCACAAGAAGACGGAATGATATGGTGCGAAGTTTGGGAAGAAGAAACGGGAGGGGCACGAGTTGAATTATGATAGTAGAAAATCAAAGCAATTTAAAAGTTCACTTCGCAGGTTGCGAAGTGATGAATCAATTTTATGCAGTTGAAAAACTAGGTATTAATTATTCTCTTTATACAGCATTTCCATTTTTAGAAAGAACGGTTTTAAATAGTAAAAAAAGCCCTTTAATGCCTTGTCATTTAAAAGGAAATGATTATGAAATACCTAAATATGTAGCTTCAAAATCGAAACATTGTATTCAAGATAGTGGACTTTTTACTTTAATGTTTGGAAGCCATAAAGGACAAAAAGATGAAAAATTAATGAACGCATGGTACGATGGATTAGTAAAATTTACATTAGATAATAATAACGGAGCAACCTGTGTTGAAGTAGATTGTCAAAAAATTTTAGGAGTTAAAAAGGCGTGGGAGTACAGAGAAAGATTTAAAAAAGATATACCAAATAGAATTATTAATGTATTTCATAAAGAAGACGGTCAAAAAGGATTGGATAGATTAATTGAGTTTAGTGATTATATTGCTATTTCAGTACCAGAGTTACGTTTTTTAGGACAAAAAAATTCAGTAGTACAAATTGCAAATTATATAAAAAATAAAAAACCCAATATTGATATTCACTTACTTGGTTGTACTGAATTGAAAATTTTAAAAGAATTAAATTTTTGTAGTTCTGCTGATAGCACTACTTATATTGCAGGAAAAAGATACGGATATATTAAAGGGAAACATATTAAAAACATAAAAAAACAAAACGTTATTCAATTGGTTGGAAAAGAAATATACGACTTTATTAATATTTGGAATAACGAACAAAATACAAATTTTTTATGCTTAAATATTTATTACTTAAATCAACAATATAATTTATATGCAGGCAATCAAGATTAGTATTTATTTATTGGCTTTTATTTTAGCGAATTACATTGTGATTTGGTATGGTCCAAACGGTTTGATTTTTACGGCTTTATTTTTAGTTCCGTTTGACTTTGTAATGAGGTGTATTTTTCACGAAACGATGAAAGGATTTAAACTTTTTATATTTATGGTCTTTCTTGTTTCAACAGCTTCTTTGATTACATATTATATAAACCAAAATTCAATAAATATTGCAATTGGAAGTGCTTTTGGTTTTGCTTCGGCTCAATTATTTGCTGGGATATTTTACCAAATATTTATAAAAAAATCGTACTTTGTAAAAGTAAACGGAAGCGATTTTATAGGGATAATTGTTGACAGTATAGTTTTTCAATTAATTGCTTTCAATTCAATAAATACTTCAATTACAATTAGTCAAATATTAATGAAAGTTCTAGGAGGATTATTCTGGTACTGGATATTTTTTAAAGTTATAAAAATTCAAACTAAAATAAATGCACATATCAACTAAAATATTCGACAATTACTCCGTTGCTTTAAGACAATGGAAAGCAGCTCATTCACATTGTCAATTAATGCATGGTTACGCATTAAAATTTAAAGTTTGGTTCACATCTGAAAATTTAGACGACATGAACTGGGTTGTTGATTTTGGAGGTTTTGGAAATAATGGTTTAAAAGAATGGATGAATTTCATGTTTGACCATACAACTTTACTAGAAAAAGACGACCCATATTTAGATATTTTCCAAACGCTCCAAATGGAAGGAGTAATGAATGTTCGAGTTATGGATAAAATGGGATGCGAAAGCCTTGCAAAACTTGTTTTTGATAAGTTTAATGACGTTCTTTCAAAAACAGATGGAGGACGCTCAAAAGTAATAAAAGTAGAAGTATTTGAAAATGATAAAAACAGCGCAATTTATGAAATTAAAAGTAAGTGAAATTTTTTATTCTTTACAGGGTGAAGGATTAAGAATAGGAACACCAACCGTGTTTATTAGATTGCAGGGGTGCAAGGCAAAGAACGCATGTTTTGCAATGGGAATAAAATGTGATACCGAATTTGAAAGCGGTAAAGAAATGTTATTAACACAAATTGAAAGTTGGATAGAAAAATACGGAAACACTTGTAAAGAGATAACTTGGACGGGAGGTGAACCACTAGACCAATTAACCGAAGAAATAATAAATTACTTTAAAAAAAAAGGATTTTATCAAGCCGTTGAAACGAGCGGCCTTCATCCAGCTCCAAACGGTTTAGATTTTATTTGTGTATCACCAAAAGTAGCTGAACATATTATTAAAAAGAATTTTCCAAATGGCGTAACTGAATTACGTTACGTAAGGCACAAAGGTCAGTCAGTACCCGAACCGTCAATTTCCGCATTAAACTACTGGATAAGTCCGCACTCAGACGGGTTTACCATAAACACGGAAAACCTAAAACATTGCATTAATTTATGTATAGAAAACCCAAAGTGGAAACTATCAATACAAAATCATAAAGTATGGAATATTCTATAAATAGTGCTGAATGGCATTTTCAACAAATATTAAAAGAACTTGGAGAAGATACATCAAGGGAAGGATTAATTGAAACACCAAAAAGGTATATTAAATTTATGCGTGAATTTTTAGAACCAAAAGAATTTAATTTTACAAGTTTTGATGCTGAGGGAACAGATGAAATGATTATACAAACAAACATTCCTTTTTATTCATTATGCGAACACCACACGGCACCATTTTTTGGAGTTGCAAATATTGCATACATACCAAAAGACAAAATAGTTGGTTTATCAAAATTAGCAAGGACAGTAGATTTATACGCAAATCGTTTTCAAAACCAAGAAAGAATAACAACGCAAATCGCTGAAAGAATACAAAAGGAATTAAACCCAATAGGAGTGGCGGTAACTTTAAAAGCCCAGCACCTTTGTATGTGTATGCGAGGAGTAAAAAAACACGACACTTGGACACAAACAAGCAAACTGCTCGGAGTATTTAAAACCGATGAAAAAGCAAGAAACGAATTTTTCCATTTAATTAAATAACACCTAAAAAAACAATATGAAAACAACAACACTTTACGAATTAAGAAAGAACCAAACCGATTTTCCTAAAATGAAAATCAAAGATGCTAACGATTCAGCTGAATTTATTAAGCAATTTTATCAAGGAGATATTGAAATTTATGAAAGTTTCTTTTTACTACTTTTGAATAATGCAAATCAAACAATTGGCTACGCTAAAATAAGTCAAGGCGGAGTAACTTCAACAATTGTAGACGTTAAAATAATTGCAAAATATGTAGTAGATAGTTTAGCGACTGGAATAATTTTAGCACACAATCACCCGAGTGGAAATCTAAACCCAAGTTCAGCTGATATAAACATAACAGCAAAAATAAAAGAAGCAATGAAGTTGTTTGATGTTACTGTTTTAGACCATATTATTTTGACTGCAGATGGGTTTTATTCTTTTAACATTAATGGACTTATGTAATGGCATACGACAAACAAAAGATATTTGAACAAGCAAAGGAAATGATAGTTAAACACAAGTTGTTTTTCATTGATGATATTTGTTCATTTTTACCTATTTCAAGAACTACTTTTTATGACTGGGAATTTGACAAATCGGACGAACTAAAAGGATTACTAGAAACTAACCGCACCGAATTAAAAGTTTCAATGCGTTCGAAGTGGTATAAATCAAACGCACCAGCTTTGCAAATGGCATTAATGAAACTAATCGCAACGCCCGAAGAATTAAAGAAACTTTCAATGAACCACAATGTTCAGGAAGTTACCGTAATCGAGCAACCTTTATTTCCAGATGAATGAATTGGTTGAGTGAAGTTGCAAAGAACCATAAGAGTTATGTAAAAGTAATTAACAGTTTTGGCGAGTATTTTTATGCTGAAGATTTGGTGCAAGAAATGTACTTGCGACTAGACCGAAACAAGCAACCCGAACAAATAATTGTTAACGGAAAAGTGAATGAATACTATATTTATTTAACGCTGAAATCTATATTTTTGAACTTTGTAAAAGCAAAAGAGCAAGTTTATAAAACAAATGATTTACCTTTGAATATTGAAGCCGTTGACAATAGCAGTTATCACGAAGCACAATTGCGTTTTAACAGCATTATTGAAGCTGAAATTGATAAGTGGGAATGGTACGATGCAATGTTGTTTAGGTTGTATTTAGATAGCGGAAAATCAATGCGAGATATATCGGACGGAACGACAATTAGTCTGCGTTCTGTATTCGACACGTTGGCAGAATGTAAACGTAAATTGAAAGCGAACTGTAAAGAAGATTACGAAGATTTAATTAATAACGATTTTGAATTAATATAATGGCAAAAAGAAAACCAAAAGGATTAGGAGATACTATCGACCAAATCACAACAGCAACGGGAATTAAAGCACTTGTTAAATTTGTAGCAGGGGAAGACTGCGGTTGCGACCGCCGAAAGGAAGCGTTAAACAAACTATTTCCTTACAATAAACCCAATTGTTTAAACGAAGCAGATTACAATTTTCTACACGAATTTTTTACAGTTGCAAGGGGTTCAATAGTTCCCTCCGTTCAATACCGATTAAACGAAATTCACACTAACGTTTTTAACAAGGTAACGAACTTCACTAATTGCACAAGTTGTTTAGCGGATAGGGTCAACGCACTAAAAAAAGTTTATGTTCAAACGAACGACAGCCGTCAACAAGATACGGCAATTGAAGAAACGAATTAAGATAATTCAGGGCGGAACTTCGGCTTCAAAAACATTTTCTATTTTAGCGGTCCTAATTGATTATGCAGTTAAAAACCCAAACAGCGAAATAAGTATTATTGCTGAATCAATACCACATTTAAGACGTGGGGCTTTAAAGGATTTTATTAAAATTCTAAAATGGACGAACCGTTATAACGATGAATGTTTAAACAAATCGTTATTAACATACACAATGAAATGCGGTTCTGTTTTCGATTTCTTTTCGGCAGATGATTCAAGCAAATTAAGAGGTGCAAGGCGTGATATTCTTTATATGAACGAATGTAATAATATGACCTTTGATGCTTATAACGAGCTTTCAATAAGAACAAAAAAACACGTTTATTTAGACTTCAACCCGGTCAATGAATTTTGGGTTCACTCCGAATTAAAAGACGACCCGAACGCAGATTTTATAATACTTACTTACCTAGATAATGAAGCGTTAGATGATTCTATTATTCAGCAAATAGAGAATAATAAAAAGAAAGCGCTAACGTCAAATTATTGGGCCAATTGGTGGAAAGTTTACGGCGAAGGACAAATCGGAATGCTAGAGGGCGTTGTATTCAGCAACTGGAAAACAATCGATTCAATACCAACGGATGCTCGTTTATTAGGAATAGGATTAGACTTCGGGTACACCAATGACCCAACTTCAGCAATTGCAGTTTATAAGTGGAATGATAAACGTATTCTTAAAGAATTGTTTTACCAAACGGGAATGTTAAACGGCGATATTGCGAACCTATTACCAAAAGACACTTTGATTTATGCAGATAGTGCCGAGCCGAAAAGTATTGAAGAAATACGGCGCAGGGGGTTGCAAATATACCCAGCAACGAAAGGCAAAGATTCAATTAATTATGGAATTGATTTAATGCAACAGCAAGAATATTTAGTTACTTCGGAAAGCGTAAATCTAATTAAAGAACTTCGTGGGTATTGTTGGGACGTTGATAAGACTGGCAAGCAACTGAATAAACCGCAAGGGGGAAAAGACCACGCGATCGATGCCGTTCGTTACCACGAAATGGAATCCATAAGCACAAATAAAGGCGTGTATAACATTTATTGATTAAAATAGTT